GGTATCCTGCTGCAGATGTACAATCTGTATTAGCTGATCCTGATTTAACTCCACCACCACCTGTTGCAGTAGTTTCACTTGTAGCCACACAGTTAAACCCAAAAGGATTACCTCCATTATTACCTTGAGGATTTCTACCACCAGCTGAATCACCAGTAACATAACCATTCGGTCCATTTGGAGGGTCTGTCCATCTTAATGCAGCTATACCACCACCACCTGAACCACCAATTGTTGCATCTACTTTAGCTGCCTGAGCTGGATTGAATCCATTAGCTAAAGATGTAAACCATGCTCCACTACCACCACCTTCTGCAGTTAATCTTGAACCTGATGTGAAATAAGAAAGATAAGAAGTTGGTATTAGTAATGGGTCTATATCAATCCATGAGGCCTCTCCTTCTTGACTTCCTGTTCCACCATCACCTACATAAAGTGGATAAGTACCAGTACCTAATGTTGCAGTAGTATATACTACACCACCTGCTCCACCACCACCGGCAGATAACCCACCAATTGAATTATCAAAACTAACTCCACCACCTCCACCACCGGCAACCATAAATATTTTAGCATTTACTGTTGAACCTGCTAACACTTGAAAAGAAGCAGAACCTACATTTGCAAATTTATAATAATCCCAAATTTCAGAACCTGATTGAAATGAACCTGATGCAGTTGTACCTGTTACAGCTACACAATCGGATTTACCTCCAAATAAAAGTGATGGTATATACATATTATATTAAATCGTTTGTTAACGCTCCGTTTAGTTTAGTAGAATCAAATGATACAAAAGTTGCAATATCTTTTGCTCCTGCTGTAGCTGTTATTACTGGTTGTGAGAATCTTGGAAAACTAAGTGATGTAGAATTAAAGGTAACTGTACCTGTTCCAACTGCTGGTTGGTTTATCTCCAAAGTAGTTGTTAAACCAGGAACTATATTTATTGCTGTTATATCTGTATTAACACTTGCAGGTAAAGTTAGTTTAAAGAAATTTCCTAAAGAACAATCCACAGTTGCAACTAATGATGCTATTGGAACTGTAATACATTCTCCTTGAACTGAACCACTAAATACTTGGTTTGCTGTGAATGTGTTATCAATATCTAATCTTGCATATGAACTTGTTGCGTTTGATAAACCATCTATTTCAGTTTGTATAGAACCTGTCTCTACTGATAGTTGATTTAATCTATCATCTTGTACAACTTGCTCTGCTTCTATTGAACCAGTTTCAAGTTCTATGTTATTTAACCTATTATCTGTTGATGCAGTATATACATTATATTCGGCTCTTTCAACATACTGAAGGTCTAAAGAACCTGTATACGTTTCTAAACTATCTAATCTTTGGTCTTGTACAGCTTGTTCTACAATTACTGATGCAGAAAATGTATTAAGATTTGAATTGATACTTTCTTGTGAAGAAGTAAATGTGTTTAGATTATTAATACGTGTATCTGTATCAACAACGTTACCTGCTAAGAATTCTAAGTTTGGTATATTTACTGTACCATTTAAAGTTTGTACATCCGATGCTTCATCACCTAATATGTTAGAACCACTTGAGAATATTACCGAAGCAGATTCTTCTGTTACATGTAGTACTCTTGTATTAAGTGTATCAAAGTTTCCTATCGTAGCTTTAATGTTACCACTTGCAGTTATATCACCGAATACATCTAGTGAACCTGTATGGATTATTGAACCACTAAACTCAGCGTTACCACTAACGATTAAATTACCTGCTACATTAACGTTTCTATCTAAGGTAATAGTATTACTACCTGAGTTGATTATTAAACCTAGGTTAGTACCTACTCCATCTTGAAGTTGTGTATCACCAACAGAACTTGATAAACTCAGTTCTGCGTTCTCTAGGTTAACTACACCGAAGAACGATTGGCTTATATATAAATTTCTTAAATTACTCATATTGTTTTATTATTTCTTTTAACTATGTATCCATGTCCTTACAGCGTTACTCCATGTTTCAGGATTTGTTCCCCATATCTTTGGGTTTATATATCTTTCACATAAATCACAAGTGATGAAATCATCAAATGGAATTGCTAAGACTGGTAGGTTATAAAAATCCCAATTGTCTCTATCTTCTATTTTATCTAATATTTTAAAACATCTTAGATTTTCATATGATGTCATATACGAATCAAAGTTCCAATCTGGTTGATATTGAGTTGCAAATACTTGCCCTACTGATCCACTCGTGTTTAATACTGCGTTGTATTTCTCACTTGTTTCACAATCCTCTACTTCAAAGTAGCTCCCGCTAGGAGTAGTTAAAAAAAAAAGGCATCAATTCTTATCGTTGTGACAAGTTAGGTCGAACTCAGCCGACCATCCTGCCAGCCCGTTATTGAACCGGTCAACAAATGGAGTACAACTTATATCTCCGTTGATTTCAAAGCCATACGTACTTCTCTGTGTATATGATGTTAAATCATTTACTATTGAAAGTGTATTAGCGTGTATATTAACTACATCATCTACTCCGTTGAATGGTACAACTTGTTCGTTGGTTCTACCATCACTTAAATTTTCTAGTACTTTAACTTTATCTGCTACAATTAACTGAACTCTATAATCAGTTGTCTTTTTACCAAACGTTGAAGCTTGTATTAACACATTACCTATGGGGTATTGTGGAAACTCAGTAGCATCAAAATTGTATATATCACCTTGAGTTACTTTAGCAATAGAAGGATGATTCTTCATTATTGTTTTAAAGTAATTCAGCGTATTATAATACAAAGAATAATTCGTAGAACTATTCTTTACAATTTGACTCTGAGCTGGAGATTCACTTGCTGTACTCATATTTTTATAAATTTAAACCACCAAAGTATTGATTACTCTGGTCTGGATATATTTGTGTTGAATTACCAACAGATGCTAAGAACTCTGGTATCTCGTTTGAATAAGCGATTAGGAAATCTTGCATTCTTGTTGAATAATAATCAGCATTACTTAATGCTTTATTCAATAGATAATCTACTTCTGTTTTAGAAGGTGAGATTCCTGTTTCACTTTGTTGTTTAACTGCTCCATTTGATTTGAATTGTACAGCCGAGAAGGGAATGTATTCTACACATCCGTACCAGATTAAGGTTGGTTTTACATAATCAGTTACTAACTGTTCATATATACCTGTGAAAGTTGTTTGACTTTCTATATCATCTTGTAGTTTGTTGTAAAGAACAGTACCCAATATGTTTAGTATGTACTTTTCTTGTGCCGTTCTTATGAAAGGCAATAGAGCATCTGCATCAATTGCTCCACCTAATGGTGTATTCTTGATGATATCATTTCTTGTTATTAGTAATCCGAATTTGCTCATTATATATAATTTTTATCAAAGAATGGTTCTGAGAATCTAATTGGTTCATTATGATTATCTTTCTTCATCTCTATTGTTTCTTGTACTTTAGCAATCGCTTCATCTACACCTTCGAAATCTTCTTCCGTTGTTTCTTCTGATTGCATTGTATCATCAACATCTTGTTGTGCTTCATCAATGGTTTGGTCTGTATCATCAGCCGTATCAGTAAGGATTACAAGAGGTGTAAGTTGTTCGAAATACAAATCCTTAGTTCCTATACCACCTACCTTAAATGCCTCTGTTATAGAGTTTAATATTAAGTTTTGGAATGGGAAGATAGTCATTGTTTGCATAATTGAATATGCTGTTTTCATTTCTTCTGCTGCTGAAGAGAATCCATTACTTGTAGTTCTAATTCCAAACAATAAAGGTGAAACTATTCTATGAGCTACAAGAATTCTATCTTGTGCGTATTCAGCAACATAAGTATATTTCTCATGAAGGTTATCAATAGGTATTGTATCTATTGTTGGTTTGTTAACAGCATCATCATTAAACGATACCATGAAACGACCAGCGTTTTTGGTACCTGTAAATTTAGATTCTATTAAAGCTTCTATTGTATCTCTCTCTTCAGGTGCAGGAACTCCATTATTGAAATTCACCATAGCAACAGGAAGGAAACCATTTTCTATATTGTTTAGATGTAGGTTAGATAACTCTGCTTCTGAGAATGAGTATTGTAATGCAGATATCCAATCTGGTAATGAATAGTAAAACCTATTAGGTTCGTATTCTTTTATATAAAGGATTTCTATTTCTTCATCACTACAATTAAATGAAGGTATAAATTTCTTACTCTTTTGTTTTCTTGTATCATTCCAATCTTGACAATAGTAGTATCCTTCTATTTTTGTTATATCATGTAGTTTCTTAGCTCTTAAAGTTTGAACAGGTACGTGATACATCTTCTTTATTACAGTATGGTCTTCATTCCAAATTACTTGAAAGGCTGAATTACCATAAAGTTTCATATCAAACGAAACTCTTCGTAAATCCTCAGCAGGTATTAAACTTGCTAACTGCTCTTTAAACCCTTCATCTTTTGTAGTTAATCCTTTACCATAGATTAAATCTGCAACTCCTTCTATACATGCCGCATTGGTTGTAGAGGTATTGTAGGCTTCTGTTAACAAGTCGAAGTAATCATCTTGTCCATGTATTCCAACAGGTATCCATGAGTATCGTGTTCTTAAATCTTCTGTAACGATTGGAACTTCTTCCCTCGTTAAATTTACAACACTAAAATTTTCATTCTTTTTCATACTTTAATTTTAATCATTCAATACTATATACTCATTATCTGTAGGCTCTGATACAAACTTATCATTTTGTGTAGTGTATACTGGCTTATCTATACTTTGAGATGCATATACTTGCATACTACCTCTAAAGATAGAACCACTAACAGAACCAACTATATCTACTAAGAATTCTTGACCTGTATATGCAACGTTCTCTAACGATTGTGAAAACGTAAAGATGTTTTCATACGGATTCCAACTGTATTGAGATGCAGATAACGGATAAGAAGTTTCTGTATGTGTCAATAAATCATCAAGGACAAGAGTTAAATCTTCACTTGATGTAAATTCAGGTCCTATACTTTGAGTATTTTCTGTTCTTATAACGAACTCGTTACTCTGTGATATATAATATGATAACATATATAGTGTTTTGTTTTGTATTACATATATAACAACTAACTCATAACTTATAATTATCTCACAATAAGACAATAAAAAGACTACACATCTAGTGTAGTCTTTTGTATTTTATAAAAGTATTCTTATATACTTACGATGCAACAATAATCGGTTGGTCTACAACAGCCATTCCCGCAAACGGTGATGTTGTTGTTGAACCACTAATAAATGGTGCCGGTAATTTCTCTTCACCTGTCATTGTAATAGAATAACCATAAAGGTCTCCTAATGCAGCTCCAGTTGAAATAGAACCAGCCGTTAAATCACATCCATGGTCTTCACCAGCAAGTAATGCATCTCCGTTATTTGTCCATAGAATCATTTGAGGTCTACCATATGCTAACACCTTTAATTGTGTTGTCATTTCATTGGTAAGTTTCTTTAGATTTAATGTAGATTCTTGAGAGAAGAACGTTGTCCCGTTCTCTCTACTAGAATTAACAGTTTCAGTATAAGCAGAAGTACCTTTAAGTTCGTAATAATATACAGTAGAACCTGATAGAGAACTTAATTCTCCAAGGTTATCTCCTGTTACGGTTTTAGTAAAAGAGCCTGATTCGTAATTGATAAAGTAAACTCCTTGAAGTCCCCCTACCGATTCCTTACAAACTTCCTCACGTCCGTGTGTTAATAAACAACTCATAGTATTTCTTTGTTTTAATGTTAATAAAAGATATAGGGGAAGGGTTAAGTTCCCCTTATCTGTTTGAATTTAATCTAAGGGTATACCTTAAAATGCTCCGTAATAAACGATGTCACTTGCTACACCAAACTGCGTTCCTGCAGTATATCTCATAATCACACGATAATTTTGTGATCCGTCAAGATCCGCCATGTCTAAAACTCGCACTTCATTATAGTCCGAAAGCAATCCAGTTCCAAAGAACAGGTTAGATTTCTGTGCTGCTACAATAGCGTTAGCTGACATTCCTGGTGCTAATACGATTTCAATACCTTGGAAGTTAGATGGTTTCTCACCTACGTTCAATTGGTTGTTGAATGAACCTACATTAGTTACACCTGATAAAGCTGATTGATAAGCTTTGATTACGTTTGTTCCACCATAGATTACTAAATCTTCTTTTCCAAATACTTCAGAAGAGATAGTATCATATACAGCAGTTAATTTATCTACAACGTTAGCTGAAGTAATTGAACCACTTATGATTGCTCCATCACCACCAGTTCTTGCTGGTTGAACAGCTGAAGTTACTAATGTTGCTGCTGATGCAGAAAATGCATTTTCAAATCCAGGGAATGAACCGTTTGTAGCAGTTCCTTGCCAGATTGCAGTTTCTGTAGCTTCTGCTACTTTACCACCTACGTAAGATACTAGGTAATCGTTAAAGTTTCTTGGAATTTCATCGAAGGCACTATATCCTAAAGATAAAGCTTCCCAGGAATCTAAGAATTCTTGTTTACACAAGCTTAAGTTAACTTGTAGTTCTTTTGGCGTTAACACTCTCTCCGAGATTGCTACTGAACCAGAAGTTACGAAATCACAACTTGCATCTTGTACGATACCATCTACATCAAGTTTCTGAATTACTTCTTTGTACTTTACGTTTGGTTTGATCGTGATTAACTGGTTATCAAGTGTTCTAGCACTTAACAACGCTGCCGCAATGTAATCCGAAGCCGCTTCACCTGCATATGTAGATGTTACAGAAGGGTTACCTGCAGTAAATTTTTGAATTTTTCTCATTTTGTTTTTAAATTAATTTGTTTGTAAGTTTAGTTTCTATACATTCTACCCAAAACACTGTCATGGTAGTTAGGGATAGACCCTTTGTTATTTTTCTTTTTGTTAAACATTGATTTAGATTCAACAGGAGCTCCACTTAGTTTCTTAGATTGTAATTCAATCTCGTCATCTTCATGTTCTTCCATTGTTTCTTCTTCAATAATTTCGTCCTCAGCTGCTTCTAGTTTCTTTTCAAGTTCTTCGATTCTGTAAGAAAGTTCTTCAACCTTTTTACTTACCTCTGCTAAGTCTACTTCAACGATTTCCTCGTCTTCCATATCCTCTTCAACCTTCACTTCAACATCTTCAGCTAATTCTTGTTTCCCTGCTCCGATTACTTTTTCTCCGGATTGAGGAATAGGCTCTACCGTTTCGGTAGTTTCTTCAAGTTCAACATTTTCTCTTTCTGTAATCAAGCCATCTTTAGTAATGATTTTGAACGTTTCATTATTACCTGACTCATCACGTAATTCTAATTCATGTTCACCATCAGGAGCCGGTGATTTCGTACCGTCTTCTGATACTACTTCTACTGCTTCCCCTACATCAAATGATTCTGATTCCAAGATAGTTCCATCTGCTAAACGAGCGATTGAAAGATTTA